ACTTTGCTGAGAATTCAGAGGTATCTACTGGGCCAGTTACATCAATAGCCCAATCTTTTGCAGAACCTTTTCCTGATACATTAGTTACTCCAGTTCCTCCTGTAGCCCATACTTTTGCAGAATAATCACCTGAACTTTGATCATCAATTCTACCTGTACCAACAGCCCATTCTTTTGCTGCCCCCTTACTAGCAGTATCTGTTACACCAGTACCACCTATAGCCCATGCCTTTGATGAATGATCTCCTGTTTCTCCCCTTACGCCGCCTCCTACATAGGTAGCATAGTCCTTGGCTGAACCACCTGTGGAAGCCGTAGTTCCTACTGCCCATTCTTTTGCAGACCAGCTTCCTGAAGATGCTCCTCTTACAATAGCACCTGTATATGTAGCCCATTCCTTTGCTGAACCTTCATTCTTATGTGTTGATACACCAGTAGCCCACTCCTTCGCAGAAGCATCTGCGGCTGTACCAGAAGGGGTTGTTGCTAATGTTGCCCATTGTTTAGCGGAACCATCTGTAGGAGCAGTACTTCCAGTTTCCTGCGCCCAAGATTTTGAAGATTTATCACCTGACGAGCCACCTGTAATATCTGCTCCAGTTTGTGAGGCCCAGTTCAAAGCACTACCACCTGTACTTGCTTGTGTACCTTGAGCATATTCCTTTGAGCTAAAGGTTGTATCTACTGCGGCACTCGTATTCTGTGCCCATTCTTTTGCGGTACCCCCTGTTGCACTTGTCCCTGAAGCATACTCTTTTGCGCTGAAAAGAGATGATGCAACTGCCGATGTGTCCTTACTTGCCCAAGACTTTGCTGAACCTAATGGGGCCGTAGTCCCTGTTGCATATTCCTTTGAGGAGTATTCTGCTGTGTCTACCTGTCCTCCTGTAGTTGTCGCCCATTGTTTAGCGGCACCCTGTCCTGAGGTTGTAGTAACACCTGTTCCTCCTATTGCATACGCTTTAGCAGAAAATCCATCAGGATCAAGAGAAGCATCTGCATCGCTAGTGACTTCTCCGTTAATTTTAGTAGCCCAGTCTAATGCCTTTGCCGCTTGGTGCAGGGCACTATATCCAGCCGGATTACCTACTGAATCATTTATTACGGTGTGTTTTGCCTTTGTAGCCCATTGGAATGCATCATCTGCATTTATGAAGAGTGTCCAATACGTAGAATTAAGAGTCGGATTATTCCCAGAAGCCGCTGTATGCTGTACATTACAAACGTAGAGATTGTTATCTGAATAACGTACTAGGTCGCGGACTTGATATACCGATGTTACGACCCACAATCCCTCATAGACCAGTCCTGTTGCTCCAGCGGGGCCGGGTGTAGCTACTGTTACTTGATTTGCTGCCATTAGTTAAGTTCCCTTACTAGGTTTACTTTACCTCTTAAAACCTTTGTGTTTGTTGTTGCCTGAGTTAGTTCAAGGTCGTAAAATGCCTGACTGAAGTCATATGCCGCTGTAGTTCCATGCCCTATATCTATAGATATATTTGCTGCAACCTTATAGAACGATACGGATGCATCTGTAACTGTATCACCAGCAACTGCATTATGTGTAAATGTAGCTGCGGTTGGAGTTGATGTTATCTCAAAGACAGCGTTATATTCCTCTGGAGCAGCACCTGAGATATTAATGGAGTCGCCCGAAGCAAATCCGTGTTCTCCTGAACCTATTGTTACTGTTACTACGGACTTACTTGCATCTATAGCTATAGTACCAGCTACTGCTGTACCAATACCACTACCAAGTGTAATCTCTCCAGATGCTGTAGTCAAACTATCTATGGCTGTGGTGTCTAGGTATGACTCCTTAATACTCATTAGTGCTGTGTAACCGGAGGTTAAGTCAAAGACCAGACCCACTGAGTCCTTATAGGTTACAGCTAGGGCATAGTCACCGCCCTGTTCTATTTCAATGTTGTATACTCCTGCGCTCATTTCTTTTTCTTTTTCTTTAACCAATCACCATATAATGTACTATCTGCACCTCTCATACCTTTTGGTACATCGCCAGTAGCCTCTTTTGTTACACTTCCACTCCGCTCCCAACTTTTTGCACCTAATTTATCAAGTCCTCTAGCCTTATCCCATTTAGATAACGTACCCTTCTTTCCAGTTTTATGCATTTTTAAGCGTTTCTTCTTTGCTATAGTTCCAACAGGGGAGGGTCGTGCCCCCTTCTTTCCTCTTTTTTCCCATGCTTTTTCATCTACAGCTTTACTTGTTGGAGTCTGTGTCCATGTAGTTCTAGATGCAGTATAAAGTGGTTTACCACTCTTTTTTTGTCTTTCAATTCTTTCCGGTTCTGGTACCCAATCTTTTTTCTTTGCCATAGTAACTCCTTAATATATACCTTGTTGTTGGAGGAATCCCTTCTTCCTGCTTTTTTCTCGTCTGCCACGGTTCTTAGACTGTGATTCAAACCCTACTATCTTACCTCCTATATGTGAGGCATCCTTATTATCTCCGTTTCCGTATGTGCCCTTATCACGATTATACTTATTTAACTGAGCACGTTTCTTCCTTTGACCCGGCTTCTTATTAAACCTCTTATCATACTCAGCCTTATCATACATTAGTAGAACCCTCTTGAACCCAAGAGACCCTTCTTCTGCTTCTTCTTTATTGCCTTGTGTTCAGCGTAAGCCTTTTTACGGGCCGCACCAGTCTTTCCTTTATAATGTACTGGCATATTTCTCCTTATTATTTTTTTTCTAACATATCACCGTAATGTTTTCTGTAATTAGGCTGGTCAGATTTAACTCTTCTGAGTTTACCTTTATATTTCTTTGGCTTGTTCTTACCTATATATTTTGTACTCTTTGATTTAGATTCTTGTGTCCCTGAAACATGATGTCGTTTAGATGTCATCCTACCAAGTTTATCCTTATATTTACCTCCACTCTCTACTACTTTAGCATCAGATTTCCATGACGACTTTGCATCTGTATCTTTATCGCTTACATCTCTTCTACCTCTTGTTCTTTTGATTTGAGTATTTCCTCTTCTTTTAAATGTTTGACTTTCTTTTGATTTACCGCCCTTACCTTTTATAACTGTGGTATGTGTGTAATCCTTTTCACCAGTAGCATGACGTTTTTCCTCTGGACTTGGGTTACTTCTCTTGTGTTCCGAAAAGGATTCAAATTCAATATCTCCTCCCCTACCCTCTGGTGCTTTTAGTCTTGTTTTAATTGGCATTATAAACTCCTATTGATTACAAAACCTGATTGATTACGACCCTCTGACAAGGCTCCTGATGTCATACCTTCCATTGTACCTGCTTGTGTTACAGTTTCCAAGAACTTCTGTCTATAAAATCCTGACTTCTCTGCATTACGTTGCTGTGACTCCTTTAGGTATGCCCTCTCTAGTGTGCCCCATACTACACCTTCATGCCAGTATGCATTCACCTTTGGGGTTGTAGTGTCTAGTGCCAGAGAATTATCCTTTGGTACACCACGTACCTTGAGAGAATGGAATACTTTTGTGGTAGCATCCTTGTCAAAGTACAGGTCTTTTAAATCTTTTGGGAGAGGATATATCCTGAATGTGGAGGCTGTCCTGTTGTTGAAGACTGCGGCTTCTATAGGGCCGTTCTGGTCACGCCACCGTGGGGTATTATCTGCTGAGGCTACAACTGAGGAAAATGCATTTGGATGGAATCCCATTGAAGACTCCAACATGAAGTGTCTGTTACCACTTGAAGAGGCGGCAGCATTGAGTTCGGATTCTGTGAAGATGTTTAGGTCTCTACCGTCTATGCTGATAGATACTATCTCTGCAATTGTAGTTGGGATTGTATAGGTTGGGCCAACTCTAAACACAGTAACGCTAGAATCGGTTACTGCACCGCTAGTTGTAATCTTGTAGGTTATGGTAGTGTCAGATGGAACAGAAACATTGAATGTCCCAAGATATTGGCTAGGAGCACCATCAACAACATTAATAGCATTACCGTCCACGTATAAATGGGGGTCACCAAATGTAATGGTTGCTGTTTTACTATCGGTAGTAAGCGTACCTGTCTTTGTAGCTTCACCTATATCAGTTCCAGACAACCCATTAGTGGCGTAACCTTCTACTTGAGGGTACCTGACACGCCGTGTAAACTCATTTAAAGCATCATCAATGTATGTATTTAATTCACCATCTGACCAATGCTTATTAGAAATCTTCCTTAGTTAATGGTTCAGATGCCTCATCAATTTCGGCACCTGCTTTATTACCTGTCTTAGGCCACTTTTTTACTGTAAGTATAAACCTACGGTTAGACCTTGAAGTAAGACCCTGTGATAAATCCTTCTGGAAGTAATCGGTTGTAACAGCATCATTCAGTATATTTAAGTGTTGAAGAGGTACAATTCTGTCTGAACCCCTTGGTATAACTATTTGCCAATCTCCGGCTGTCACAGGTACTGGCCCCATTTCTGTACTGTCTTTACCATATTCAATATTTATAACAGCATAACCTTCTGGAACATCGTTTCCTTTTTCCCATTCAGCCGCCATCTTCATACCATTAGGAAGGACTACAAAACGCCCCTCTCCTGCTGGTGCATAATTATCGTGCCTCTTCTGTGTAGGCAAACTTTCACTTGGTAATAAACCACCTGCTATTGACATATTTTCTCCTCATCTCCGTTGTTAAGATGTGGGTGACCGAAGCCACCCACTACTGAATTACACTATTAGGCTAAATCTGCCTGAAGCCAAACTATGTTTGGATCATAGACATACTCAACCCACCACATAATTGATCCGGTTGTCGGGACTGAACCAGCAATAGTCCATTGAAGAACTACTGGAACAACCTTCTCACCAGAAGACGAATAGGTTTGACTAACTGTGTAAGATGGCTTCGTACCCAAAAGTGCTCCACCAAGTGACTCTGTTCCACCACGGCAACTGAGATACTTCCCAAGAACTTGACCACTAGCAGTTGCTGCTATTCCTGCCATAAATCCGTTAGGATCAGCAGAGACTGTTGAACCATCAGCCTGAGCCAATGTTCCTACTGTGCCTGTGTCAAAAAATGTAGATGTACCTGAGTTAAAGGCCGCTGTAACAATTATAGGGGTATCAATAACGATAGCACCCCAAGGTATAAGAATATTACTAACTGCGGCATGAGCCTGAGCAGCAGTATTTGTGCCTAGAGCGACTGACTTAAAGCCAGTCATTTGAGGAACATTAGTAATTCTTGTCTTTAAAGAATCCATAAATTTTCCTTATTAAATTGTGAAACCCCTCCCATTAGAAGGGGTTATTTAGTTATGAAAGTTTAGTACAAGCTACTTCCAATCTGTACATATTAAGGTCTTGTAATATGATACAGGAGTAAAAAGTATCCCATGCTACCGTGCCACGCTGTCCGAGTGGATCACCGGGGCCGGGTTTTGGCATAACAACCTTAGAGCGGAGTGAATCCATTCCACCTAAAGTTGCACAACCAATTGCGTCTTCTGCAAGTATTAAAACTGGATAAACATCGGTGACACTATTTGTGGATACGCTGTTAGCGTTACCATTAGAGTCACCTCCACCTTTAAATGAAGTTGCTTGAGTTGTGGTAATGAAACGTACTCCTTCTACTCCACCAATCTCTCCCTCAATCGCATCACCTTGATCAGAGTACTTCTCTACGGCTACGAAGCCCGGAAGTGCTTGAATATCTTGACGTAAATCAGGATGGCAAATCGCAATATACGATTCACGGATTGGCTCTGTAGCAATACCAACTGATGCCTTCAACTTTGACTTAAGTTTCTGTGCATCGTTGTTTTCAAGAACACGAATTGCTGTTTGTAGTGGGCCAAGTGTTGCATTAGCACCGGGGCTATTTGCTGATGTAAGTGCTCCACCAATGTGAAAATCAACATCTGTACGAGCAGTAGTAGTTGTTCCCACATACTTGACTTGTGTACCTGCACGAAAGACTTTGTAGCTGAGAAAGTCAATTGTCTCACCAGCCTGTGTTGCCTGTCTTTCAGAGATAATTTTTAAGACCGGATCGGCGGCTGCCGCAAGTTGAACATCCGTGGTATTCACGTATGATCCATACTGCTTTAGAGTATGCATCAAAGTTGTATGCTCAAGACTTGAAAAATCCGGTGTAACACCCTCGGCTATAGGCGTATCAACGATTGGGAAACGCTCATACCTACGGTGTCTGATTTCTAAACCCTGTTTTTGGGGTTTGGTTTCTTTTTGTGCGAATTTCGCAAATGTCAACAATCGCTTTGCAATCGGTAACATCTTCTTTTGAATAGTGAAGGCATCATTCTTGCTAAGATCACCATAAGATGATCCGCTAATAGTGCCTGTTCCTCCATACGCTGCCATATTTAACTCCTATATATTGTTATTCGGGAATAGCTTCCCATAATTCATCATCGGACAAATTGTCCAAATTCTTGCTTTTCACGGGTGCGGAATTACCTAAAAGACCAATAATTGCATAACGGAGGCATGATCGATTGGGTCTGTTGACTCAGTCATCATCTTTGTCATGGCTGGACTACCAAGGACAAATGCTTGAAAATCAGCATCTTTGTCTATATCCCTGTAGTCTTCTCCTACATTTTCATTCATGTAATTTTCATGATAATGCAGGAAGTTCTGATAATTATGTTCTTTGGTCTGATCTTCTAAATTTGTTAAACGCTGTTGAGCCTGTACGGTGGCTTCTTGCAGGGTAGTACCCGCCTTTGCCATCTCATGCTGAATCATTTTGCGAAACGTAGAAGATAGTTCAGAGAACTCCTCCATAGTCTGCTTGTCGCTGTCATCAAAGAAGGTCTCACTTGTAGGATCAACTATGGGTGCTTCCGTTTCTGAAAGTCCTTGTTTAACCCTTGTAAGTGCTTGTTCCCTCTCAACATCTCTGAGCCTTAACTCATCAAAGTCTTGACGTAATTTAGCAGAATCTTCATTCCTTTTATGAAATTCCCGCTCTAAATCCTTATAGCGAGCTTCATAATCATGCTGTGGTTCTTCAGGCTCTTCCTCGTCTTCGGTCTCATCATCTTCTGATTCAGGTTCTTCAGTATCAGCTTCTTCGGCCTCTACTTCAGGGGTACCTTCATCAGTTGAATCTCCTTCAACTTCATCTTCCTGACTCCATAAATCTTCGTCTGAGGCTTCTGTATCTTCATCTTCCTCAACGAGTACCTCTTTTTCTGACATATAGCTCCTTCCAATGTCCCGATTAAACGGATTGGTTAAATATTGGCCCTTTCCTTACGGTGTAAAGGCTGTTCTTATTTTGGTTCAGCAATATCAAGCATTTCTGTCCATGCCTGAATTTTACCGATAGATACATTATGCCTTGAAACTGACTCTTGGTCAACTAATTGTTTCAATTTAATTATATCATACGCATCTTGTATCCTTTTTTCAATCATTTCTTTGTAAATTTGCCATCCCGGTGATTGGGATAGCATACCTAGCATATCATTGCGGGGCATTTTCTGCAAACTCCCTTTGTCTAATCTCTTGTGCAGATGGGCCTCCCTGTAGTCTCTCTTGTGCTGGCCCAGCTTGTGTGGGGTCTTCAGGCATTCCTCCGGGGGCTGGTTGTTCTGGCCCTTCTTGAGGTGGCCCTTGCTGCCCTTGCTGTGCTTGTGCCTGAGCTATAGCCTGTCTTGCGGCTGTTTCCTCTTGATTTACCATGTTTTCTTCCTCTTGCAACATAGCATCAGTTTGTCCTTCAGACTCTTCACGCAATAGGATACTATAATTTTCTAAGTGTGCTGGATTTAACACGTTACCTTGTTTAGCTAATTCTAACCTCTCCTGCATTACCAGCTTACGCTGATCCTCCCCTATGGACTGCTTCTCATCTAACATAGCCTTATTCTGTTCAATGGCTATACTCGACTGCATTTGACCTTGCATCTGTTGTTGCGCTAACTGAGCCTGTTGTTGCATTTGCTGTTGAGCAGCCTGTTTTGCTGCTTCAGCTTGCTCCTGAACTTGTTTTTGCTGTGCCTCTTGCTGGGCTTGCATTTCCTGTGTTACTTCCTCCTCTGTCTTTACAACCTTATCCGGCTCCATATTAAATGCACGTAACAACGGTCTTGTAAATGCTTCCTGTTTGAGGTACTGCTTTATCTCTGGCATCTGACCAATTACCTGTAGGAAATTTATAAGCTGTGTGTTGTGTACTTCCTTGGCAACATACTGCTCGTATCCCGTTGATATTGCTTCGTAATCACCCTTGATAGACATGTCTGTAGAGTCTACCATCAACCATCTGTATACGGCACTTATGTTCTTGGTGATCATTGAAGATACTGATCGTACTACATCTGCCGTCTGCCTATTTGCATTGCTGTTCAGGATTGACATCCCTGTGGCTGTCTTAGTCTGTGCTGGTGACTGGTCACCGTAGCCTATGCTGGTCTGACCGGAATCTAGGTCTGCTTCACGTTCAAGTTGCTGGATTAATTGAAGAAGTCCCCCTGTTACATCTGGGATTTGTACTGAAGTGAAGGAGTCTCTGACAGAGGCTCCCGGTTTTACACGGAACTGCTTACCGGGATATATCTGTTCTGTGTCTGTACCCGGCTCAAATGCGTTGGGGTCTATGACTGTTAGTGGGGCCGCTGATAAGGATTTGCCCTCTACCAGCATTGCATATGAAAAGTTTAATATTGCCTGTGCATCTCTTATTGCATAGTAAATGCCGTCACCCCATATTGACTCTGGATTTTTCTGCCAATGACAAAAATGGAACGGTAAGGTATCATCAAAGGGATTTTCTGCAATTTTAACAACCTTATCACCTATAATAGTAATCACAACAGGGAGAGCATCTGGCATATCCTCTGAGTTAATCGGTAGATGTGGTTCCAAGTCACTACCATCTAAACGGCCCCAAAACTCTAAAACCTCAAACTTTTTTAATCTCGTAGCTGAGGTGTCATTGTACTTCTTGGGGTGCTCGCTGTCGTCCCATCCGTGAGCAAGGCCAATCTCGTCTTCAATAACTTCCTCAAGTGCACCCGGTACAAAGCCTTCTGCTGTCTTTGCGAGTTTTCTGAGTTGTATTTTGCTAAGGAATGACCTTTGGATAACATAATCTGCATCATCTGCATTGATTGCCTCTGGAGATGGAAATACATTCCATATACTGACAAATTTACATGATGGCATTAATTCTTGTTCAAGGAACGACTCAACTGCGACCATGTCATCTGGAGTCGTAACCGTAGTGTAGACAGGAAAATTCTTATATTCAAGGGAAACACCCTTCGTACATCCCGTCCCATACAAACACATTTCGTGTATAGCATTTTGAACCTGTTCATTATAATTCGTTCTTTCCAGAATATCACGAATCTTGAACTCCATCTGTTTAGAGCGTTCAAGGATTGCGTCCTCAAGCATGTCAGGTCTATCAGGTGGTGCTTGTATATCTGGAGGGTAGAATCTTGGTTTACGTGAGGGGGTAATAGTAAATGGTACTTTCCCGTCCTCAAATAATAGCGTGTTAATCTTAATCTTCGCCGAATTAATTTTACGCCTAGTTTGATTAACAAAGATACCCCTTTCACTTGCCAACTCATGCGCCTTCGATATTTTTGAAGGGTACTTTCCTCTGTACGCATCGTATGCCTCTAACCAATGTTGTTCGTTATCTCTTCGGTAGTCCCTTGCTTCTTCAAATTTTTCCTGTATCACCTTGGCAAAGTCGTTTACATCTGCTTCTACAACCTTAACCTCAACCTCAACCTCAACTTCTTCTTCCTTGGGTTCCTCTTCGTATTCTGCCATTCAACACTCCTTGCTAGTGTGTGGTGGAAATATTTCTACGCATTGCCAATAAGGATGCGTATTAAATTTGGTTGCTTCTCTTGTTCCTTTAAGCGGTTTGTCATCAACCCAATAACCTAATCTATCAATACTGGCACAAGATGATATAAATATTGTTAATA